CAGAGCCCTCCATGATGCCACGCTCAAAGGCCAGCTTGCCCGCCTCGTGATAGGTCTTCTCGGCTTCCTTGGCGGTCTTCTTGATTGTTTCCTGTTTCAGATCGTTATCCAGCTTCACGCCGCGCAATTCTTCCTTGGCGACTTCGGCGTTCAACTCATCCAACGGGCTCGGGCCTTCAAGGAACGCCTTGGGCCAGTCACCGATGTTCGCCGCCTGAAGCTCCTGCTCCTGAATCCAGCGGTTGTTGATGCCCGGCTGGCCCTTGAACTGCGCCAGATACTGCGCCCGCATCATGCGCTGCATGTCCGTCACGGACCGCGGATCAGCGCCCGGCGCAACGTCCATGTTCTTCAGGTCGAAGTCCTGCGCCAGCTTCTCCAGCCCCTGCGCATTCAGCACGATCGGCGCGGGCTTCTGCGGCATCATCAGGCCGCTCGCCAGTTGCTCCATGCCCGGCATCGCGCCCATGGGCGGCTGCGAACCCGGAGGCGGCAGGCCCATCAGCTCGGCAAACAGCTCCTCGTCATCCAGGAACTCGGCATAGATGGCCGGATCCAGATAGCGCGAGTTGAGCCGCATCAGGAGGCGGAACTCTTTCCGCATCGCCCGGTAAATCCGGGTGTAGATGGTCGAGAAGACCTGCATCCCCTGCTCGATCAGGGCCAGCGTTGCGCCCATCGCCTGACCGGACGGGGCCTCGCCCGTCATCACGTCCTTGACGCTGGTGATGTCCGCCGCCGCCCCAAGCAGGAACTCCACAAGCTGGAACAGCACAGGGCTTGGGCCTGCAAACTGTAGCTCGTGAATGGCGTCCGAGACCCTGCCCGGGACGTTCACATTCAGGAACTCGGCCGGCTTGATGCGGACTTCCCCGCCCCTCAGCCTCAGCCCCTGAGAGATGAAGCCGCCGCCTGCATTCTGCCTGTGAGCCGCGTCGAATATCTGGTTCAGCGCCGTGTTGATCGCAGCGCCAAGGCTCTCCAGCAACTGCCCGAAGCCCATGCCATACACGGAGCCTTCAATGTCAGGCAGGAAGCTGTAGTCGATCCACGGGCTCTCCCGCATGATCGTCTCGACCTTGTTGTCGATCGAGTTCACGCGGATGGAATTGGCCCAGAAGGCCGCATCGAGGCGGACAAGCTCGCGCTCATCCTTCGACACCGTGGCGATATAGGGCTCCATCATCCCGTCGCCGTCGAGGTCGTAATACCTCACCTGCTCCAGGTAGACGCACGCCTTCTGGCTGTCCTCGTCCTTCTGGCCCTCATAGTCCCGCTTGTGGTTCAGCCACTTTCCCGACTCCACGAGACGGTCGATCTCGTAAGGATACATGGGCGTCGGCTGCGTCATCCGCGGCGCGCGGTCGAAGCTCGGGGCGTCGTTGGGAACCACCACGTCCTTTGCGCTGGTGAACTCCAGCGTCGGGCGGCCCATGTCGCTGCGCCAGTAGCCTTTGCGGAACCCGGCGCCCATCACGGGGAGCATGTGCAGCAGCTTGTCCGTGCCGCTGTCCCACTCGTCCATGATATACATGAGCTGGTAGTTGCCGAACCGGCTCAGACGATCCGCGCGCTTGGCTTTCAGCCCCTTCGGGTCTTCACCCACCACCTTGCAGACCATGGGCTGGTCCGAACGGGTAATCGCCCCGTAGGCCCTCGCCCCGAACTGGTTCATCGCCGTGGTGAGCAGCGGATACTTGATGTTGGACGCGCCCTCGAACGGGTAGTTCTTCTTCTCCGGCTTCTGGCGGGCGTTCTTGATGGCGCGATCAACGCCGGCCAGCCACTCCTCGCGGCTCTTCTCGTCGTGCTCGAACTCCCGCACGGCCTCCTCGGCCATGCGCTTGCGGTCCTCCTCGCTCAGACGCTCAGCAAGGTTGCCCTCGTATTCCGCAATGCTGGCGAGGTTTTCCGCCGTCCTGGCGCTGCGACGGCCCTTGCCGAGCTTGTCGGCATCCCCGTCAAGCTCGCGATTGTACTTGAGGGCGGACATCAGTACCCCGTCACACTGTCGGCAGAGCGGCGGGCATTCTGGCGCTCGGCTTCTTCCTCAGCGCCTTCATTGCCGAAGCGCGCATAGCGCATCCCCGTCATCACCAGATATCGGCTCGCATCCATCAGGTGATCGTTCTCTTTCACGATATGCACATGCAGGCCGCGCTCGGTGCGGCTCTCCACGCGGCGATACAGCCTGAACTCGGCAAACCAGTTGCGGCAGGTCGCGAACACCTTCAGCCGGCCACTCTCCAGCCTGCGGGAGATCGCCATGATGCCGGCCTCGACCGCATTGTCGGCCGGGTAAAGCTCAAGGCCCAACTGCCGGTATTCATCCAGGAGCGTGGTCCCGTCCTTCTGGCTTGCGCCAGCCGACGCAGGATCGATCGCTCCCGGCAAGGCTCCTCCACCCTTTATCGCATCTGCATGTAGCTGTGGTGGACGTTGGCCCTGATAGTATTCGGCATAGATGTAGATCGTGTCCGTGTCCCGATCATGCGCGCCCCACACAGCCGCCGTGCGCTTCCAGCCCACATCCAGCCCATAGGCCCGCGGCCACCAGTCGGGGATCTTGAACGGATCGACCGTGAAGATGGCCTCATCGATCGGATAGATCGCGCCAGCGCCCAACATGGGAATGCCCTTGGCCCGCGCATCGCGCTGGTGCGCGGGATAGGCTTGCAGCATCTCCTGTTTGTCGGCGTCGGAGATGTGGGGAACATCATCCCAGCCGATCTGCTGCATGTAGCGGGTCATTCAGTGGCCGGGGCCAGATGCGGCATGAACTGCAACGTCACCTCCGTCATGCCCTCGATCGGCGTGAACGTCGCAAGGATCATCCCGCCCGTGGTCAGCGTGCGCGTCAGGCCCTCGACATAGATGTCCATCGGCGGCTCCTCATCGAACCACACCACATCCCGCTCCGTGCCCTGCCAGGCCTTGCGGCCCTGGTCGTAAGACCGGAACTGGAGGATCGAGAACCCGCCCGCCACATGACGGACCAGCGCGAAATCCACATGGTTCGGGATACCCATGGCCGGCGCGATCCGCCCCAGCCGCTTGCCCGGAATGAGCCCCGTACCGCGGGCACTGGGCGGACCCAGAAGCTTGCCCACGAGAATGTCCCGCGTCGTCGTGCCCGTATCGCCGCCACAGAGAATGTTCACAGGACGGTCAAAGCGCCTGCCCGGCCACCAGTCGGGATATTCCCCGGTCAGGTGCAGGGCGACCTCGTATCCGCCTATGCCCTCGGTCTTTCCCACGCGGTTGGCGGCGATTGCCGCACGCTCGCGGTGCTCTTTCCCGGCAGCGAAAAAGGCAAGATGTTTCGCATAGAGTGCCCGGCGTAACGGCCCATCGTCCGGGTAGTAAGCATCAATCTTGCGCTGGGCCGCCGCATTGTCCCGTCGCCGCGCAAGTTCCTTCTTCGCCGCCTTGAGAAGCGCCTGACGCGCCCGTTCCCGCGGGTCACTCGTCGCCAGCATCGCCGCCGAGCTGGGCTATCAGCTCCTGCACCTGGTCGTCCGTCATCGTGCCAAGGGCGCCGACGATCGCCAGAGGCCCGCCATTTGCGCCTGTGATGGCCTGCGGGGCTTTTCCGAAGCGCCGGTCAAGCAGGGAGTTGGCTGCGACAGCGCGGGCTGCGGGCGCGGCGTTCATGTCCAGCGCAATGGCCTTGAGCGTGAGGACCATCTGCGTCAGGTCCACATTGCTGTCGATCAGGTCACGGACTTCCTGCGTGCCCTTGTTGCGCTGGCCTTTCTTGCGACCCGCGTTCGCTCGTTTGCCGCCTCTGGGCATTTCTGAAAACTCTGATTTTTTTTCGATTTCTTCGTGACGCTACGTCAAGCCGTCTCTGCTGCGCGGAGTGTTGCAGCTTCAGCGTTCCGAGCGTCCTCGTCCCGACGCTCGATCCGGTGATGCTCGGCCGCGAGGTCGTATTCGGCGCGGATCTGCTTCATCGCCTGGTTCAGCAGGTGCATCCGTGCTTCTGGCCTGACCCTGCGGAAGTTGCTGGCGAATTGCAGGGTCAGCTTGCCGCCCCACATCGGCGCTTTGAGCTTGGCGATTGTGCGGATGATCATCGGCGCATCCTCGCTTTTGGCGGTTTTTGCTGGGGTTCGCGGCGGGTCTTGGTCGGGGCCGTGACCCATTCCTCGCGCGGTTTCAGGAGGTTGGCGAACCAGGTGTCTTTCGCAGGCTGCTTGGAATGCAGTTCATGCGAATGACGGGCGAGGCGCAGGGCGAAGCTGCAAAGGCCCTCGTCCGAGCAATCCACATGGAAGAAAACCGCCCGATCCTTGAAGCGCTTTCCGAGGATGGCGAAGCCTGCGGTCCTGATCTCCTCGTCCCGCTGGTTGGCGTGCTGGCAGGTCAGGAGCACGCGCTCGATCTTGCAGAGGCCATCGCTTTCGGGGAGGGTCAATTCCCTGATCACGTATTTGAGGGCTGCGACCGTCTCGGGGTCAGGGGCCCAGCGCTGGCGCGTGACCTCATCCGCAAAAGCCTGCGTCGGGAACATGGGGGCGCTCCCCGATTTTGGACTTGATCGAAGGCCCCCCCCGGTCCCGATGAATTGGACCTCAAAGGACCGGGAGGGGCTCCACCGCCTTGCAGGGCACGTGGTAATTTTGGGCAACGCTTTCAATCCGCTTCCCAAAACGGAAACGGCGCAGGGGGACACGCAGCGCGGTCTCTTGCCCCTAGGGTTCCGCCCGGCCTCGGCAAACATGCTGGCGCAGGATCAGCGGACAGCCCCGTCCATGTTGTGGCTGATTTGGGGCGGACCCGCAACCCCTAGACAAGCGCGCCGGCAAAATACAACGTTAGCACAAACGCGCCGCCGAAAACGATTACTCGCAAAAAGCCGATCAACCAGCTTTCTGAGTGTTCGGTTGGGATCTGGCTCATGCCGCTTTCTCCAACTGATCGGCCGGCACCGTGACTTCCTGATCTGACCCGAACAGCGGCAGCAGGATTTTCGCTTCGCGGCCCGAGACGGCAATCACCTTGGTCTGCCAGCCCTCATAGGCCCCGGCGACTACCCGGACATCATCGCCAGGATTGTATTCGCCCCATGTGCGCTGGAACTTGTAGAAGCTTGGAGCCGTCAAAACGTCCTTTTCCAGCATCCGCGCAGCTTGCATGTGTGGTATCTCAGATGGGATAGGCGCGGGGTAGCGGTCCTCCTTTGATGGAGGAGGAGTGATCGAGATAACGCCCTTGATGATGCGGAAGCGAAGCGCCGACCACCACGGAATTGGCCCCGGCCCCCAGCCGATCAGGATGTATCCGGGCATAATCGGGTATTGCTTTGCGACCTTGCCTTTCTTGTAGCGGTTCTCCTTGCGATAGCGCTCCTCTACTGGGAGCGAGACCAGCAAGTCCTGTCTGCGCAGGATGTTGATGGCCATCTGCTCCTCTTGCGGGGCTGTTTTGAGAGCAAACCAGCGTAGCGTGTCACGGACAATCATCGCCTGCGCCTTTCGTGCTTGAGGGAGCCGAGAAGCATCCAGGCGAGGCCAAGAGCGGCCCACGCCAGATGCACCAGGTTCGGATCGAGCCGGGGCATCCACATCAGGAAGGCGGTCAGGGCGAGGATGGAGAGGCCGGCGAGTTTCATGGCGCGGCCTCCGGGGGTGGAGGGAGGGGCATCCAGTGGGTCGGATCAAACGCGACGAAAGAATGCACGTTCGTTACAAACGTCTCCGCCATACGATCATACCGCATCGTCAATATTCGGTCTTTGCCGCCTACTTTCTCAAATGCGAGAATGTCGGTTCCGTCACGCGGCGCCGTTTCAATTGGCTGCCAGCTCATTGCCCGCCTCCGCTGCCCGAGTGCTTGATGCCCCACCAGATGAGCGCGACGATGATTTCCGGGTTCAACGCGGCCTCCACGGTTTGACAGTTGCGAACATCAGCAGCGTGAACAGCATGCCGATAACGACGGTCGGGATGGGATGGGCGAGGAAGAACAGGACAAGGCCGTCCATCATGCGTCATGCTCCCAATTTCCGACGAATATAGTTGTCGTCGTTTGGACCTTGCGAAGCAGAGCCTTCACAGCGATTGGCGAAAAAGTGGGCGGCGCGGTGATCGTTATATCATCGACAACTTTGTCCGCTTCCTTGATCAGCACGCGAACCTTGATCTCGCCGGAACACGCTTCCAGCATCCGCAGCAGCTTCTTGATGCGGTCACGGTCGTAGCTGACCACGTAGTTGGGATCGATGAGTTGTTCGGCGTAAATCGGATCGCTGGTCTTGTCGCCGCATGTGAACGTCACTGCGGCAGTCATGGCATGCGACATGCTGCGGCGAGGGTCGCGTTTGCCGTTGGCGTCCATGATTAGCCAAGTCGGCTTCGAATATGGAAACTTGACTTCAAGACGGTAGAAAAAGCGCGGGATGATATGCAGCGCCCAATAGGGCCGCACAGTTATCGAAACGCCTTCGCTTCGAATGTAGTCAAGCCCGCCGTCCTCGTCTGGTACTTCGCGTTCGTTGAGATACCTTAGCTCGCGAGCGCCGCTATGAGACGCGCGGACGTGCCAGTCTCCACGAGTGGCCTTGCCCTCCCAAGTGTCGGAATTGGGATACCAATAAACCTCGCGACGTTCGCTGCCGTAGCTGCTTGGGTGCGAATAGGCCCACATCCCAAGTAGGACAAATGCAACGCCGATTGTCGCGAATACCTGCGGCAGATATAGCAGTGTGGCAGCAGCGCTGCGGATGTCGTGGCGCGTGCGCCAATACCAGGTTGGCGGATCACCGAACCAGCGATTTACAGCCGCAAGGTCGGTGAACCAGACCAGCGCAGCAAGTGCCGCGAGGCAGCTTGCCGCAACCACGAGCAGGGTAAGCGGGGTCAGGCCCCAATCATCGTGCCAACTGTTGTTTGCCATCACACGCCCTCTCGCTTGAAGATGTTGAAAAGGTTGCGCCGCTCCCGCTCGGCTACGGCCTCCGGGCTGTAGTAGTCAGCCGCCTTGGCCAGTGCGTCGGCCTGCGGGTCCGTCGCCGGAACATAGGCGGCCATCGGGTGGCTCGCCTCATCGACCGGACTTGGGATTTTCCAAGCGCCGTCCACCAGGGCGACGCCTTCCATGGCGGGCGGGTCGGCCACAGGCTGAGACCGGGCTCTGATGACATCATAGGCGATATAGGCGATAACGTCATAATCCGACAGGCGCTCGGACCAGCCCCAGTCGATGTCGCAAGCCAGCGCGCCTGTGGATTTGTGGAGCCGCCCAGCCTTGCGGTAAACGACATCGACGACGGTATCGCCATCAACCGGGCAGTCTCCGCCTCGCCACGGGATGAAGCCGTCCGGGATTTCCGGCTCAGCCTGCGTTACGGGCGCGTAGCCGGAGCCGTCGTCTTCCTCGCCTTCGGAGAACTCGCTGGCGTCGATTTCCGTTTTTATGCGTGCCAGATTTTCGGCGTAAGCGGGCGATGGCGCCCACAGCTCATATCCAAGAATCGTAGACCAGTCTAACGTACCAGCCGTCGCAACGGTGGTTGTGATCATGTGCTCGGCGCCCGGAACTCGGAAGGCGATGGACACCCGGGAATGCTCGTCAACGGGACAGACCTTGCTGCCATCGTGCCGCGTGAACCCCTCCGGTATCTCCGGCTCGGGTTCGTTGAAGGCGGCATGCTCGCGATCAGGCATCCCGACCCATTCACCTGCGAGAGCGACCGGCTCGCATGTCTGCTCGTCCAGCACGACAAACTCGGGAGGGGGCGCAGGCTCCGCAAACTCGTTGGCGTCGTCGGGCTCGGGGATGGGGGCTGGCTCCAGCGCGGCGATGGCGATGTCATAGTCAGCCACCATCTGGGTCCAGAACTCGCGCGCTTGTTCGAGCGGGGCGATTTCGTTTTCCAGCCCCTCAATCGTTTCTAAAGCGGCGGCGCGGTCTTCTCTGAGTTTTTCTAGCAAGCTCATATCGGTCCCTCTGATTGCTGTACGCTACGCGGCTTCGTCGTCTCGAAAGTCCTCAACTGCGGCTTGGAGCCCGTCCGGTGCATGGCGATGGGCCAGCGTCCAGAGCGATACGCCGCTGCATCCCATGGCCGCTGCAATGCGCTCGAACGACATCCCAGCAGCCCGGCAGGCGGCCAGCAGTTCAAGCCGGGCTGACAGCACGTAGTTCCGCCGCTTGTCGCCCCGGATGATGTTGGCGTTGCTTCGCAGCGCAGCGCGCTCCTCCGGCTCAATGTGACGGTCGCACCATTGGGATACGCAGGGCCGCGAGACGCCCCATAGCTCGGCAAGCTGAGTAAAACCGGCCCCGGCCTGGATGGCGTTGCGGACATCGGTTCGGCGTTTGGAGGTTAAGCGGTCGTCGTGTTTCATGCGACCATCTCCACAGATGCAAAAAGCGCCGCGTCTTTTTCGATGCGGCGCTTAGCCATCTCCGCGTAAGCGGGGTTCAGCTCGATCAGGATCGCGTTGCGCTGAAGCCTGTCAGCGACAAGGCCTGTAGTTCCTGCGCCGCCGAAGGGGTCCAGCACTGTCCCGCCTTCAGGGCACCCCGCCTTGATGCAGCGCTCGGCAAGCTCGGGCGGGAAGGTGGCGAAATGGGCTTCAGGATAGCCGCTGGTAGAGATCGTCCACACAGTGCGAGCATTCGCGCCAGCGAGTTCAGCTTCCTGATAGGCAGGCTCGCCTCGCCCGTCCCGATGGATGCTTCCGTGAGCGCCATCGCCACGATCCCATCCGCCCGGAACCTTCACCTTCGGCTTGCGGACCTTGACGCTCGAGCCCCAGTTGTCGGACTTGACTGACCCCATGGCGTCATTGCCCTGCGTACGATGCTCCGTGCCAAACGTCGTGAAGGTCTTGGCCGCCAAAGGCGTGCGGATCGCGTCGGCGTCGTAAGTGTAGCGCGCCGATTTTGTGAGAAGGAAAATGTACTCGTGAGCTCGCGTAGGCCGATCAGTCGCGCTCTCGGGCATTGGGTTGGGCTTGGCCCAGATGATGTCGGAGCGCAGCCACCAGCCATCGTCCTGCAGCGCAAAGGCTAAGCGCCACGGAAGGCCAATCAGATCCTTGGACTTCAGCCCCGTCTCACGCTTGTTGCGACCGATGCCAGATTTGCCGTGAAGCTCCTTGACGTGCTTGCCGCCCGACGAGCCACCCCACTTGTCATCGGAAGCGTAAGCATCGCCGTAGTTGACCCAGCAGGTACCATCCTTGCGAAGCACGCGCCGCACTTCGCGGAAGACGTCACGCAGGATCGTGATATGCTCTTGCACCGACCTTTCGAGGCCGATTTGCCCGTCCACGCCGTAGTCGCGCAAGCCGAAATAGGGCGGGCTCGTCACGACGCAGTTGACGCTATCATCAGCCAGCTTTGCCAGCTCAGTCCGGCAGTCGCCTGTCACGATGCGAACACTCATGCCCGACGCTCCCACCGATTGTGCTTGCGCTTGGCGACCTCGCCCGCGATGGCCGCACGGGAGATTGTGGGCGCCTCGACCGGCGCAGGCTTCTGGGCGCCCTCGACCATGTAGGCGTTGCAACGCTCATTTCCGGCATGGCGGGGAAGGCGATAGTGCGGCGATGCCTCGGCTTGGCACATTGGCCGGACGCCTTTGAGGTATGCGCATTTCTCGCAGGTCTGGCGCTGAGCGACGAGCTGGGCGGCCTGTGCGGCGGCGGCTTTGACGTCATGGCATTCGTTGCGGCGGGTCATGCGAGATACTCCTTCAAGAACACCTCGACCTCGCCAACGGACCTGCACACCTTGAACGGATGCTTGGCCTCTGAGCACCACTGCATGAAATCCTTCTGGGCCAGCGTGAGCGTGCCGCCGAAGGCTTTCACTTCGATCCATATCGGTGACGCGTTCGGGCGGAGAATGCACACGTCAGGCACGCCGGGCTTGACGCCCTGCTCTTTAAGACGCGCAGCGGTGGCTTTCTTGCGCCATCCTCCGTTCGGGGGATGATGCCAGCGCCATGCCTTCGGAAGCTTGACGTTGAGATACGCCGCGACCTCGCGCTGGATTTCGTCCTCGGTCTTGTACTGCGCAAGCTGGACGGCCTGAAGACGCTCCTGCGGTTTGCGGCGCAGGGCGGCGGGGCGGTCGTCAGTCTTGAGGGCTAGGGCAGCGTTGGGGCGGGTCATGATGCCGCCTCCAGCTCACCGCCGAGTGCGCGCCATGAAGCAAGATCGATCGATCCAATCACCACGTCAGGCTTGGCGATGCGCAGCGGCGAAGGCGGCGACCAGTCCGAGGATGAAGCCTGCACCGCAATCATCCGCCCGACCCTCTGCGACACCAGTTCAGCGATCAATGCGCGGCACGCGGCAAGGCGTTCGACCAGCGCGGCATCTGTTTCCATCCGCTTGGTGATCGTGCGGACGGCGTGAATGGCCGTGCTATGATCGCGGTCCCCGAAATGGCGTCCGATCTGAGGATAAGTGACGCCGGACAGTTCCCTCGCCAGATACATGGCTTCCTGACGCGGATGAGCCCAGCGCTTTTCGCGTGAGGCATCGACCAGCATCTCGCGCGGGATGCCGTGGATCTCCGCCACCGCCGCTTTCACTTCGGCAATCAGCGGCTTGTGGGATGGAATCGCCTGCCCGTCGTACATTTATGCCCCCTGTTCCAGTTGTGCGATTTCGGATTTGACGATGGCCATCTCGGCTTCGAGGTATCTCTGGATTTCGTCGTAACCCTTGGCGTGGACCTCGTAGGGGACCATGCCCATCTCAAGCTCGTACTGGCGGTGATGGAGATGAGCGATGCGCTCGCGCGTGCTCATGCCTGACTCGCGCGCTTCGACTTCAAGCGCGAACTCCAGGCGGTCGCGAACCGGCGCCTCAATGCGCTCAATGAGCGCCAGAAGCTGGCCGGGGCTTGGCCGGAACGCGTTCGCGCCCTTGCGCCACTCGACCACGGCAGCATGAAACGCAACCGCGCTCACCTGCCCCATGTCCTCAATCCAGTCCTGCGCAACAGTCATGGTGTTACCGGACTGCGGCGAAGGGTAATGGGAGAACAGTCTGGCTACCGAAGCCGCGATTTCCTCCGGCGTGGGTGGCGTCAGCGCCGCGCGCATCTCCGCTATCGATGACTTCAAGGCGGGGAGGTCCGCTCGGTGGGCGAGAACCATTGCCGTGATCCGGCTGCCATCCTGCGCCACGCTCAGGGTCACTTGCCTGAGCGGCGGCAAGTGCGAAGGCATCATGCTGGCTGACTTGCGGGGCAAAGCGGGTCTGGAC